CGCGCTGCCCGTTCTGGGGCCCATGCGTACTCCACGAGCGCGGAGCCGAATCGTATAAGTCAGTACTCCAGAGCAATTTCATCCGTGTAGACCCGTACGAGGATATGAGGAAATCAGCATGAAGAGACTGTACTTTGCGGCCCATTACGCGCGGAACGCGGAAATGCGTAATTACCGGGATAGGCTGACGCCTTTCGGCTATGAGGTTACCTCGCGCTGGATCGATCAGCACGGAGGCTCGCTCACGGAGGCTCTAGGCGAGTCTGACCTGAACGCAGACCCTAGTCTCGGGACTCCGTACGCAGAGAAAGATATTGCGGACATAGTTGCGGCCGATACCGTTATTAGCTTTACCAACGGACAGGGCCGTGGCGGGCGGCACGTCGAATTCGGTATTGCCTGGGCCCTTCAGAAGCAGCTCATCATTATCGGGCCACGGGAACACGTATTCCACTGTCTTCCTGGAATCCATTGCTGGCCTAACTTCACCGAATTCTATTACAACCTCGTGATTGGGGCGACAGGATAATGGCTCTTACCGGCGAGCGAGCCTCGCGTCAGACAGCAAAGCAGGCCAAGGAAGCTCCGGCCGCGATGGTCGAGGCAGAAGTTGACATCGTGATTGAGGATCTCGCGACTTCTCACGAGGATGCCCCGATCAACATTATTCTCCACGGGCCTTCCGGCCATGGCAAGACGATGCTTGCTGGGGGAGCCGCGAACGGCGACAGGCGTGTGGTCTTCCTCTCGACTGAGGTGGAGGGTATCGCCTCGCCCCGTTCGGTCGGCTCGCAGGCAGAGCTTATCCGCTGTCCTGGATGGGAAGCGGCCGTTGCCGGAGTCCGCTGGGCGGAACAGAACCTGGTTCACGGTGACTGGCTCGTTATCGACTCCGCTACGGTCATGCAGGAAATGTACATGCGGTGGATTCTGGAGGTAGAGAACAGGCTCAACCCGAAACGTGACCTAGACATTCCGGCCGTCCAGAACCACCAGAAGTACCAGAACGGCTTCAAGCGGTGGTCTGGCCGGATTATCTCGATGCCGGCAAACGTCATTTACATCACGACGTCAATGTCGGTTGATGACGCGGAGGGAGAGCCACGCGTTATCCCGCTGCTACTCGGGAAGAAAAGCGAGATATCAGACGCTATTTCCTCTCAGTTCTCCGTCGCGATATACTACGCGGTAGCGCGGGAATCGAAAGAGATGACCGGCGAGATTACAAGGCGAGCCCTCTGCCAGCCGCTACCGCCATGGTTCGCAAAGGATAGGTATTCCGCGCTAGGCAAGACATGGGACGTGGAGGAAGGCGATTACTTCGCAATGGCGCGGATGATCGAGGCAATCGAGAATTCGCTCAAGAAAGGCGATGTAGGTGTCACGGAAGATGCCGGAACCGGAAGGCGAACGGCTCGCAGACCCGTACGGTCAGCCAGCCGAGTGGCTACGCAAACACGCCGCCAGGCGTCATCCGCTACTCCGGTACGTAACCAAGGGAGAACACGAGGCCGATCATAGGCTACATCAGGCAAATCTAGACCACTATCACGAAAGGACTACCTAGTCATGGCAAGACTCAAGACGGAGGATGTCGCCAGTCTCGATGTCAAGGAACTGGAGGAACAGGAATACTCCACCGAGACGTACGACAGCTATGCCGGCGAAGTCCCTCCGGTCGGCACGGAGCTATTCGCCTACGTCAAGCGGATGTGGTGGACCCGCACCGCGACCAAGGCCGACGGCTCCGGGAATGACCCGATGCTGAAGATCCTCACGGTGGCCGGCGACAACGATGGCGAGCTGGCCGAGTTCAACGGCTGCACGTTCTGGCTTAACGCTCCGCTTATCGCCGGAGCCAAGTTCCGCTGGGACCCGTTCCTCAACAACTTCGGCATCTCGCTCCGGGCGATCAAGGCCCGCAAGGTCGAGGTCGAGGACAAGCCCGACCAGAACGGTGCGCCTATCGTCAGCATCGACGGCTTCCGGCCTGGTGAGGAAAGCGATGAGGCCTGGTGCCGGATCGTCACCGACCAGGAGCCGTACAACGGCATCATGCAGGCTCGCGTGGGTACGTGGCTACCCTACGATGTCGAGGATGAGGAGCCATCCGACAACGGTGACGAGTACGAGGATGACGATGAGGACTCGTACGAGGAAGATGAGCCGGATGAGCCGGAGCCGGAGCCTCCCACCCGCACCCGCAGGACGGCCTCTAAGGCCACCGGAGCCCGCTCCGGCCCTAGAGCCACGGCTACGGCCCGGAAGCCCGCAGCGGCTGGCTCTGCGCCGCGTACGGCCCGTTCCACCGGTACGCGCGGGAAGGCGGCTGCTGCGGCTCCAGCCGGAAGGCGCGGCAGGCGTTCCAAGGGTGACGAGCCTCCCTTTTAGAGGTCTGGACACCGAAAGGCTAGCCGCTGAGGTCGCGAGGCTCCGCGATGAGCTACGTAGCCGGATGTGGCTAGAACAGTTCTCATAGATGTCTGCCCGGAGGGCTGCGCGATGACTTGGGCGTCCTGTCGCGTAAACCCAGCTGGTAACCCGCTCGATAGCGGTAGTGCTCTCCGGGCAGGCTCAGAAAGGATCACCAATGTCGCATCCCGTTGTTGTACTCGGGTGCGGCCCGGCAGGACTGGCAGCCGCCTGGGCGGCTGTTCAGTCCGGCCGGGAGGCCGTCATCGTAAGCAATACTGACCGTCCCAGCCGTCTCTACGGCTGCCAGTATCTCCACGCTCCAGTTCCCGGATTCGAGCACATCCGGAGCACATTCGTCTCGTACGATCTCATCGGTACGCCGGAGCAGTACCGGCGAAAGGTCTATGGCGATAAATGGGAAGGCAGGGTGTCGCCGGAGGACTTTGTCGGTGCGCATGAGGCCTGGGATATCCGGATGACCTACCGGAAGATGTGGACCCACCTTATCGAGCTAGGAACGGTCGGCCTCTATAGCGGAGTCCAGATTGAGAACGGCGTCATCCCGGATCTCGTATACCAGCTTGACCCTGGCCGGATTATCTCGACTATTCCGGCTCCGGCTCTCTGCCACAGGGATCACAAGTTCAGCTATCACAAGATCTACGCGAACGGTAGCATCGCAGAGCAGACTCTTGAGGATGATTCGGTTACCTGTGACGGTACGGACGGGCACGCCTGGTACCGGATTAGTAACGTGTTCGGCTACCGGACTACTGAATGGGCGCAGGAGGAAACGGCCGGCACGCATTCAGTGCCTGTCCGGAAGCCGCTTGAAACCGACTGCGACTGTTACCCGGAGATCTACCGCGTAGGCCGGTACGGAGCCTGGCGGAAGTCCTACCTAGTCCACGAGGTCTACCCGGAAGTCATGGAGCTACTGAAGTGAGATCTACAGCGACATTTCCCGATGAGGAAGCCGTCCATCGGTCGGTTACCTGCCCGTACGGGAAGCCTGAGGCCCGGTTCCGCTCCGGAGGCGATGCGCCTGTGGTGGCGCTCGATATCGACGGAACGCTAGGCGACTATCACAGGCACTTTCTCTGGTTCGCGGAGCGGTGGCTTGGCGTACCGATGCCGGAGGCTGATGAGGTCAACCCTGGGATGCGGCTCTCGGAGTTTATGGGAGTCGATCACCATGTCTACCGTGAGTGTAAGCTCGCCTACCGGCAGGGTGGCCTCAAGCGGTTTATGCCGTGCTACCCGTTCGCGGCTGAGCTGACCCGCAATATCCGCGAGGCCGGAGCCCAGGTCTGGATCTGTACGACTCGCCCATACCTCCGGCTTGATAATATCGATCCGGATACGCGGGAGTGGCTACGCCGGAACCGTATCCAGTACGATGCCGTGATCTGGGACGGTCTCAACGGCAAGACCAAATACGAGGATCTCACGCAGCAGGTCGGCCCGCACCGGGTAGTTGCGGCCGTCGATGACCTCCCGGAGCAGACCCTAGACGCGATTGCGTGTAATATCAGGAAGGTCTACCTACGCGATCAGCCATACAATCGTTTCGACGGTGTGCGAGGGCTCCGGGTAGAATCGCTCCAGGATCTCTGGGACTGGCTCTACAATGATATAAATCTCTGGAGGGAATACTACCATGACCGATAGTAAAGTACTCATTATCGGAGGGCACTCCGGGATAGGCAGGGCCGTTTCGGAACTGCTTAATAAGCAGCGCCCGGATATTCCTGAGATGGAGCAGTACGTTCCGGACAAGCAGACTCTGGATGTTGAGTCGCGTAGCACAGTCGAGCGCGTGATTAGGGAGGAAGGCCCGTTCACCCACATCATCTACTCGGCTGGTCTCAATCGGCTCGCCTGGGTATATGATCGTAGCATTTCCTTCCTGATGGAGGATATGTTCTATGTGAACTGCTCCGGATTCGTGGGCGTAGTCTCGGCTCACGTACGGATCTGGGAGGGTGCGCCGCTCTCCGTAGTCGCGGTATCGAGCGACGCGGCCCGGATACCTATGCGCGGCTCCGTCGCGTACTGCGCCTCTAAGGCCGCCCTAGAGGCCGCTGTGCGCTGTATGGCGCGCGAGATGGCCCCGGTACACCGGATCAACGCGGTGGCCCCAGGCATGGTAGAGGGCACGCCTATGACGGAGTACATAGACCGGACGATACCGAAATTCCGCGACTGGTCGCCGGAGTACGCTCGCGAGTACGAGCGGAGCGGCACGCCGACCGGCCGGAGAGCTACCCTCGCAGAAGTAGCCGAGACAATCGTCTGGGTCCTTACCGGCCCGGAGCAGATGACTGGTGCCATTATCGACATCAACGGAGGAAGGTAATGGATACTCACGAGGCGTTCCAGTCGGTACTAGGCGAGCTACAGACAGCTCAGCGACGGTTCAAGCCGTTCCATTCCGCGCACGAGGGTATCGCCGTCATCGAGGAAGAATTCATCGAGCTGCGCGATGAGGTATTCGGCGTCAAATGGGACAGGCCGGTCACAGTCCAGGAATGGTACAAAATGAGGACTGAAGCCAGGCAGCTAGCCACGATGGCAATCCGGTTCCTCATAGACGTATGCCCGGAGGAATAATGGAGCCTAGGTGTAAGGTAATAACAGACCTTCTGGAAAGTAAGGGCTGTAAGGTAGAGGAAATCCAGCCGGAGGATGGCAACGGTTATACGGTCATAATGGTCTCCGTTCCCGGAGTGGGAGATATCGAGGTAACAGTCAATGAGTGAGGATAGGATTTTGCGCTGGTCTGACCCAGCGATGTACCCGGCTGCGCCGCTCGCGGGCTCTGGCGAGGAAGTACGGCCGACCGTAGAGGTCATTACGATGACGCCTGACCCGCTCCGCGTGATGGCGGCCGTCAACGAGATGTACCGGGGCAATCCGTGCTCAGCGGATCAGGTGACCCGCGAGATGGCGATGGCGTTCGCGGCCGACTGCCTGAAATCAAAGATCGCGGCTCCGCTCGAATGGTGCGAGGTCGCGCTACTCATCTCCGGCGTCTCCCGTGACTTTACGCATCAGATGGTCCGGCAGCGGACGGCGACGTACGCGCAGGAGTCGATGCGGTTCGCGGTCAAGGACAATGCGGCCAACGAGGTCCCCACGCCTCCGTCTATCGCGGAGATGCGGGAAGATGACCCAATCCGGGTAGTCTGGCAGCGACACGTTCAGCAGACGGCTCTCGTGTACGATATGCTCGTGAACTCCGGCCGCGTACCGGCTGAGGATGCGCGGAAGGGCTTGCTCATCGGGACGGCGACTAGGCTCCACTACCGGACAAACCTCCGCGATCTCATCCAGCATTCCGGGCTCAGGCTCTGCTCTCAGGCACAGAGGGAGTGGAAGGTTGTCTGGATCGAGATCATCAAGGCAATCCTGAACTATGGCCCAGCGGACGGCCGGTGGCAACAGAGGGAGATCGTACGGCTGTTCAGGCCTATCTGCTACCAGACCGGCAAGTGCGAGTTCATGGGCTTTGCCGACCGTTACTGCTCGATTCGCGAGCGGGTAGAGGTCCACCACCGGAACGGCGACCGGCCGGAGGACTGGGACGACATCGACCCACACGAGCCGCTTCACCGGCTCTCGGCTACGGACCCACGTCATGCCTGATGAATTCCAGGATAGCTTTAGTCAGCGGCTCCGGAGTCAGGACAAATTTCCCATTACCGATCCGGAGGAAATTGCCACAGCCCTCCGGATGGTAGAGGGATGGCGCGATCAGATAGCCGCGACTCGCGCGAGGATAGCCGGAGCCTTTAGCGAGCTATCGGACATCCCCTGCGCCCATCGATGGACTATAATTACCGTATGGAGGCCGTCCGCTCCGGTTCACCCGCGTATCCTGGGGAATGCCTCTACGGTAGTCCTACTCAAATGCCAGATCTGTAGCTGGCCGGCGACAACGGTACTTGACGGGATCTTCTCAGAGGATACGGTCAGGGGAAAGGCGACGGAATGAGCGAGAACAACGAGGAACACCGCGATGCGGCTTTCGATTTCATGAAGTCAATCGGCCTAGACCCTACCCCGGACGCGATAGGGCAGCTGGCTGGCCCGTTCGTGATGTGCCTGCGGATTATGTGCGAGCGCGGTTACGATCCGGAAGGCCGTACCTGGCGCACTAAGGGATGGAAGGGCCTGGTTCACGACATTCTCAATAAGGCCGGTAGGCTCCGCTACCGTTCCTGGCTCCACAACGACTACAACCCGGATGACCCAATCGACATGATTAACTTCTGCGGCTTCCTCTGGAGGCTGGGGAATGACGGCATGAAATGGGGCGAGCTAGGTGAACCGGGATGAGGAATGGTGCGGAGTCGATGAGTGCCCCGCCTCTATCTGCGGAGGCCCGCACGTAGAGGTTTCGGACGGTAACCTAACCTACATCGTCCCGATCGTAGAGCCGGAGGCAGGCGATGTCCGTAAAGATCTTTGATCCTCGCGAGGATCAGCGGTTTATCCCGGCAGTCGAGCTTATCGGCCGTACTGGAGCGGACAGCTTCCAGCTCCGGTGGTCCGATGATGAAGAGCCTGTCGTCTGGATGGCTGTCGCCAACTGGGACAATAAGTGGGAGACGGCCGCAGCTACGTCTCCGGTAGAGGCCGTATTCCGGCTCTGCGATACGATCATCGACGGAGGGCATTGTATGCACTGTCACCGGCCTACTGGATTCGAGCCGTCTCCGGAGCC